CCCCGCCGTAGAAGAAGTTACCGAGAAGCAGGCGTTCCCTGAACGTTTCTTAACGAAGGCGCAGAAAGCTCGTAAGGGTAAGCTTGATTTGTCTACTGATGACAAAGCGGTGGAAGCCGCTGTTAAACCAAAAAAAAAGACTAAAGCTGACTTGGCCGCTGACGCTTCTAGAGGCTTGGATAAAAAATGATTCTTGACGACGTAATCACTGATGTGCGTCGTATTATTCAAGACGAGACAGCGACGTTCAGGTATAGCGATGCTTTTATGCTAGCGATGGGTAACCAAGCGCTGAAGCGTATACAGCTTCTGCGACCTGATCTTTTCGCTAAAACGGGCACAATGACTTGCGTAGAGGATCAGGTTCTTCAATCTGCTCCGGATGACTCATTACGTATTATTGAGGTCTTATCCATCAATGGTACGGGGGTGGGTTTGGTGGAAGCTAATCGTGAGACGCTCGATCAGACACTCCCAACGTGGCCTAATGATACCGCAGCAGCGGCTATCAATTGGATGCGCCATGTGCGCAACCCTAATAAGTTCTTTATTTACCCACAGGCTCCAGCGGCCCAGACGCTTGATATTGAGTATTCTCAGGTGCCGACGACTTACGATGGTTCAACGACTATCACACTCCTTCCGGATGCTTTCTTTCCCGTAGTAGTGGATGTTATGGTGTTCTTGCTTGAATCTGTGGATAATGAGTCTGTAACTACTGGTCGAGCAAAGTTGTATAAGGAGTCCTACATAGAGATGCTCGGTGTGAATAAGGGTTCGACCCCACTTACAGATACTGAGGATGCTGGGTTGGATTTGCTTAAGGTGGAGGTTGTCTGATGTCTACTCGGCTTTTTTCTGACCTCGTTAACCGTATTACAGCTAATGCGCCAGGTGCCCCTCAACCTGTTATAGTGACGCATATC